TCTTCCGATCTGCTAACATTTTGTGCTAACCCGAATTTTTCCATATGAACCAAGCCACGAAAGGGGATCGAGCATGGCGCCGAAGCAAGGGAAACCCAAAAGAGCAAGGATTGACAGCACGTCGGAAGCCGTCCGCGTGATGGGGCAGGCGTCTAAGCAAATACACCCGCCTGCAACCGTTCCGCTGGACGCTGATGACCTACCATTCTTTGCAAATGTGATTGAAGAATTTGCGCGCAGCGAGTGGACCGGCCACCAGCTAGAGCTTGCCGCTATGCTCGCGCGCACATTGTCGGACATGAACCGAGAGCAAATTGCCTTGCGTAAAGAGGGCAGCGTGATGAAATCGGATCGAGGAACGCCGGTTGTTTCACCGCGCAAGGCTATCATCCAGATGCACGCCAGCACGATCTTATCATTCCGGCGCAGCCTTGGCCTTCACGCGCGCGCGCAAGGCGGCGATGCTCGCGACATAGCAGGCCGCAGAGACGGTGCCAAGGCCATCGAGGCCGACAATCCGCTTGATGATGATTTGTTAGCGAGGCCAAATTGACCCGAGGCGAGCGCGTCATTGCGTTTATTGAAAGGTATTGCGTCGTCCCGGAGGGCAAGCTTGTCGGGAAACCTATCAAGCTGATGCCATTTCAAAAGGATTTTATCCTTGCGATATATGACAATCCCGCAGGCACGGCTCGCGCGTATCTTTCCATAGCACGAAAGAACGGCAAGTCAGCGCTAATTGCAGCGATCCTCTTGGCGCATATCGTCGGGCCAGAGGCGCGCAGAAACAGCCAGATCACCAGCGGGGCGCGCAGCCGCGAACAGGCGGCGCTTGTTTTTAAGCTTGCGGAAAAAATGATCCGATTGTCAGCCAAGCTTTCAAAGCTGACCAAGATTGTGCCGTCACAAAAACAGATTTTCGGCCTCGCGAAAAATGTGGAATACAAGGCAATCAGCGCCGAGGCTGGGACCGCGCACGGGTTGTCACCAGTGCTTGCGATATTGGATGAAGTCGGTCAGGTTCGCGGGCCGACTGATGCTTTTGTCGAGGCCATAGAGACCGCGCAAGGCGCGCATGATGACCCTTTGTTGGTTGGCATTAGCACGCAGGCCGCAACCGATGGTGATTTGTTTTCGATCTGGCTGGATGACGCGGCCAGCGCAAAAGATCCGCGCATTGTCAGCCACGTCCACACCGCGCCTGAGGATTGCGAGGTCATGGATGAGACCGCATGGAAAGCGGCTAATCCGGCTCTTGGTATTTTCCGAAGCGAACAGGATTTAAGGGACTTTGCAAAACAGGCGCAGCGACTTCCGGCAAAGGAAAACAGTTTTCGCTGGTTGTATTTAAACCAGCGGATCGAGGCGACAAGCCCGTTTCTTAGCGTCGCAGAGTGGAAGGCCAACGGCGCAGATCCAGACGTCAGCGCGGGTGATGTTTGTTTCGCGGGCCTTGACCTTTCGGCAAGCCGCGACCTGACGGCGTTTGTGATGGCTTTTCCGCGCGATGGATTTTATGACGTTGTGCCTCAATTCTTTTTGCCTGCGGATGGCATCCGAGAAAAGGCAAAGGCCGACAAAGTGCCGTATGACCTATGGGCAGATCAGGGCTTCTTGACGCTGATTGACGGGCCGGTCATTGTTCCGGCCATCGTCGCGCAGCATGTTGCAGAGGCGTCGGAGCGATACGACTTGCAACTAATGGCTTATGACCGATGGCGCATCAACGATTTGAAGCGGGAGCTTGACGCTATCGGCGCCCCTATACCTTTGACGCCGTTTGGCCAAGGGTTCCGCGATATGGGGCCAGCCGTTGACAAGTTAGAGGTCGCGGTCGCAAAGCGCCAGTTACGACACGGCAACAATCCGGTTTTGAATATGTGTGCAAGCAATGCCGTTGCTGAACGAGATCCGGCGGGCAATCGCAAACTGAATAAGTCAAAATCAGTCGGGCGAATTGACGGGCTTGTCGCGCTGGCAATGGCGCTGGGCGCAGAGGGCCAAGAGGTTGAGCAACAGCCGACCAGCCCTTGGGAAGATGAGAGTTTCAGCTTGTTTGCCTAATCTTTACTTAATCGGGCTTTCGTGATACAAGCGGGCCAAAGCTTTTGCACGGAATTTGACCTTGGGCGTTTTTGACTTTCTAAAAAAAGAGAGCCGCAATCTTGAAGATCCGACCTCGCCAGTATCGGCAGCGGATTTTTTGCAGGTTATGGGATGGGCCGACACCGCGTCGGCGTCTGGCGTCATTGTCACAATCGACAACGCGCTTGGCGTGCCTGCGGTTTGGTCGGCGGTCAATTTCTTAGCGGGAACGCTGGCAGGCCTGCCGATCAACGTTTACCGCAAGACAGACAAGGGCCGAGAGAAGGTTGAAAACGGCGTTGCGCCGATCTTGAATGATGTTGCAAACGATCAACAATCTTCATTTGAGGTTTTGAAATACAGCTTTGAGCAAGTTTTCACTGGCGGGCGCGCGGTCATTTACATCGAGCGGACCAGAAACGGGCGCGTTGCCAATCTTTGGCCGCTAGATCCTGGCTTGGTTCGGGTTGAGCGTGTCGGTGGTCGGCGTGTTTATCGCGACGGGAGCCGCGCATATACAGCCTCGGAAGTCATTGACCTGCCGTTTATGCTGAAATCTAACGGCTTGGACGCACGCGGGCCGATTATGACCAACAAAGACGCGATAGGCTTGGCCATTTCGTCCGCAGAATATGGCTCTAAATCTTTCCAAAGCGGGGGCATTCCGCCGGTTGTTCTTGAGGGGCCGTTTTCGAGCGGAGACGTAGCGGCACGCGCAAGCGCGGATGTTGCAAAAGCGATGGCCAAGCTACGCGCAGAGGGCCGACCGATCTTGGCAATGCCAACGGGCCACCAGTTGAAGCCTTTGGGCCTTGATCCTGAAAAGATGCAGTTGATCGAATTACAGCGCTTTTGCGTCGAACAGGTCGCGCGGATTTACAGCCTGCCGCCGGTGTTTTTGCAGGACTTGACGCACGGCACATTCAGCAACACCGAGCAACAAGACTTGCATTTTGTGAAACACACGGTCAAGCGATGGGTCGAACAGGCCGAAGCTGAAATAAACCTCAAAATATTTGGCCGCGTTTCCCGGTTGTATGCGGAGTTTAACGTTGACGGCTTGTTGCGTGGCGACTTCAAAACACGCATGGACGCGCACGCGGTCACAATTCAGAACGGCATCCGCAGTCCTAACGAGGTCCGCGATATCGAAAACATGGCTCCGCGCGATGAGGGCGATGGACTTATGATCCAAGGCGCGACGGTGCCTATCGCTACGCAGGGCGAATTAACAGAGGCCGAGCGTAGCGCGATTGAGTTGAACCAAGTGGCGATGCGGTCCCTGAATGGCGAGCCTTGACCCCAAAACGCTGATCCTGATTAAGCGATCAGAGGACCGGCTGCGTTCGAAAATTGAAGCCGTGTCAAAATCGGACGGGCCTAAAGGCGATAAAGGCGAAAAGGGCGACGCGGGCAAGAATGGTCAGCGCGGCGAGCCCGGCCAGCGTGGCCAAAAAGGCGATCGCGGCGCATCTATTACCGGCGCGAAAGGCGAAGCGGGCGCACGCGGCGAACAAGGGCCGCGCGGCGAAAAGGGAAACAGAGGGCCAGCGGGGCCATCAATCCAAGGCCGTGACGGCCCGCGAGGCAAGACGGGGCCTATTGGCCCGCGAGGTCCAAAGGGCGATATGCCGCGCCACCGCTGGCAGGATACTAGCCTTCAATTCGAACAGCCAAACGGCAAATGGGGGTCGCTTGTTGACCTGAAAGGCGACCGAGGCATTGCAGGCCAGACAATACAAAGGCGCGTAGGTGGCGGTGGCGGCGGGCCTGTTACTCCAAAACTAAAAAATCCTGTTTTCACATATGCAGATGGGGCGCTTTCCGCTATTGCATACGACAACGGGTCGAAGGCACTGACATACAACGGCGACGGCACATTAAACACGCTTGCCACAACGATAAGCGGCACAACAACGACAAAAACAATGGCATACAACGCAGACGGCACGTTAGCCTCAATCACGGAAACATAGGCGAAACATGGCACTGATAACCGACCCCGACGACCAGATCGGAAGAGCACACGTCTGAACTCCAGTCACGGCTACATCTCGTATGCCGTCTTCTGCTTGAAAAAAAAAAAAACAACACTCTCAAAACAAAAAAAAAAAATAATAAAAAAACACTACAATATGATAAAATAAAAAAAAAAAAAAAAAAAAAACATTCTTTTGAGTTAGCAACACGTAAATTTATTTTATTGGAATACCAAAAGGGAGAAGGGGGAAGGAGTAATTTTAAGAGATATATAAAATCAACTGATGGTTTGTAAAA